CTGAATGGCATTATAATATTTGTCTTTCCACTCAGTTAATTCCTTTTCTAATTTATATAGGTCTAATTTAAGGTCTTTTATTTCTAATTTAAGATGGTCTTTTTCACGCTCTTCCCGCCTAATTTTTTCCTTTTTAGAGTCTCTAAGGCCAGCTATTATGGCTGTACCCATACCGCTTAATATTGCTGCCAGAAGCGACAGGACAACTGTCACATAATTAATTTCCATTATATAGACAATTATACAGCAAAATTACATTTAAACTAATAATTCTGAAGCAGTTATTTCTTGCCCAATATATCTTTTCTTCTGAATTATTTCTTTTACAAATTCATGACCGCTTGACCTGCCAGCAAGTATCACAACCCAGCGTGGCTCATATTTGGAGTCAATGCAGGTCTGGCACATAAATAAATTAATCGGCATCAAAGTAGACTGCCTTACAGATAATTTATTCTTAGTCTTATTGCATGAATAGCAAAGTATTTTTTCCATTATTCCTCTTCTATGAAGGTGAGATCTTCATTTTCAATATCTTCATATTGAATTTTACCATCTTTAAAATATCTAACTTTTGACATAAATAGTCCTATAGAGACGGCTTCTCCATAAAGATTTTCAGAATGTATTAACACTCTAACCGATTCCCCTTGCACTTGGCACCCCTTCAAGTTCGCATCTTACCCCGTAGGACTCAATCATCTTTTTTACTCTCATAACATAATCTATAACTTGTTCTTTTTTACTTCCAGTAAACTGAATAAAGTTATCCTCATATAATCTTAAAGCTAGGAATTCTGGATATTTAACAACATCCATTTCCAAAAGAAGCGGCTTATTCATTTCTCTAAGCCTTTTTCTCATCTCTTCGTTGTAAAACACTGGCTTGTTTGGTTCACCAGTCCATAAATTTACACCATGTTTAAAATGGTGATTATTTTGCAGATTAGATGCCATTTCTTTTATTAATCTGCTTCCAAATCTCTTTAGTTTTGTGAGTATTTCTCATTTTATCTACTCCACCAGCGTTTAAATAGATTCCGCCCCACACTCCATACTCATTATTTTCTACACCAGACTGATAACACATAGCCATTACTGGACAAGACAAGCAACACTGATCAATATTTGTTGCTATCTTATGATCTAATTCATATTTATCAAAAAATAAATTAGTATCCATTCCTTGGCATGCGGCTATATGCCACCAGTTTAAATTATCTTCGTCAGTATTTAAATCATTTAAAATATTTGACATATTTTAGCGGAAGTATCCAATTTCCTTTAAAGCTAACAGGAATTTTATCTGCTATTCCCCAGCTATTATTTCTAAATACACCTTTTGTATTTGAATATCCGCCTTTATCTTTTTTCCATATAATAAATGTATAGTTATCCCAATAGGTTTCTATATCTTTATTAGATATTTTTTTTCTGAGTATTTCTACTCCGTTTTCATTAAGATATAACATTGGTCCAATTTATATTATTTGAACCTGTATAATATTATACAGGACTTGGAATAGCCTTGTCAACTACTTTTCTTTAATATTTACTACTTTTACTGACTTTATTTCTTCATCTGTTCCAAATATATCTGATATATATTCTCGAGCATCGTCTTCGCTAAATGCTTCGACTTCTGCATTTATTTCTAACTTAATGCTGTACTTATTCATTATGCTTTAAATTTGGGACGACCAAATCCTACTATAGAAATCATTACGCCCTTTTTATTCTTCTTAAAGGCACGAAGTTGCTTACATGCTTCTCCGCCATTTCTTTGGCTACCCTTTTTATTTGAAGAAGTATTTCCCTCAATACACCATACAGTTCCGTCTTCATTGTCTTCAATAACAATACCTACGTGAGAAATTCTATCTACACCATCTGATGGGAAATCAAAATAGGCTATATCTCCTGGCTCTGGATCTGCTAAATCTCCGTCAATCCATGCGCCTTTCTTTTTAAATGCTGCAGCTCCTGCGGGTGTATAAACCGTATTTGGGACTTTAACTCCAGCTTCGTTTGCACACCACATTACAAATGAACCACACCATGGCTGAAAGTTAGACTTTGTAAAAGCTCCATATTTTGTTTCATTGTCCTTTGGACCTTCAATATAACCAACTTGAGATTTTGCTACCTGAATTAAACGCTTTGCAGTTCCTGCTGGAGCTTTATCTGTTAGTGGTGGCACTGGAAATTCATTATTAGACATTGTTATCTCCCAAATACTCTAAATATTTTTTTGACTTTAGGAACACAATTAGGAACTTTTTTTCCACCTTTATTCTTCCAGCCAATTTGTTCATAGCCATCCCAGCATGGGTTGGCTTTGTTAACTTCACTTGCGTATAAAGCCCTAAGTTGTGCTTTCGCTTTAGTTTCACTATCGTGGCATCCAACTAATTCATTAGTACCTTCTTTTACTACTGCATATCCCCTGCAGCCAGAAGCTCCCTGTTTAATTTGCCAAGGCATTAGTCTTTATCCCAATCTTCATCTACTGAATGTTCTGCTGGCACTTGTCCATCTGGCTTAGCTGCAAGACGAGCTCTTACTGCATCTAGTTCAGCATCAAGTTTATCTTCTGCCATTTTAATTTCAGATTCAAGTTTTTTATCCGCCTGTGTATTTTTAGCATCTATCTCTTTATTGTCCATCTGTGCCTTCATAATATCTTTAGCACCTGACTGTCCAATTAACAAACCAGCAAGAGTTCCTGTAATAAATGTAGCTACGCTACCAAGAACGTTGAAAAACATTTTGTCGTTTTCTGATTGTGCTCCGATTGGTTGTGACACAAAAAGCAATCCATATAAAATACCTACAGAAGTAAGAAATAAAATTGATCCGAGAGTGATTCCTAAAATAAATTTTAATCTTGCGTCAAGATCTTGTGGTGTTAATCTTTCTTTAGCCATTGTTTACCTTATTCTTTTCATATTCAGCCCAGACTTCTTCTCCAACCATGTCTTTAGAACATGTTCCTGATGCATCACAAATTGGAGGATTGCACTCTGCATTTCCCCAATTTGCTGGATCTTGACAAGGATAACGATATGAGCCCTGATATCCACAAGATGTCAGAGTTATAACTAGCATTATACTTGCCAATGAGGCTGTTAATTTTCTCATATGGCTATTATAACATTTTACTCGTCTTTGCGTAGAGGGATGGTAGCTAGCCAAATAACAGTAGCAATTAATGTGGCTATTCCAACTACCTGCTGGGCGCTGCCAGTAAGGGTCAGCCATGCTATAAAGAAGCCAAGGAGGGTAAATACTTGAGCAATGCTTTCTTTAATTACTTCCCAGGCATAATTTAAAACCTTTTTAAATACCTTCATTATATCCTCCTAGTCATGGCTGCTGCCACGATATTTGATGCAATAATTACAGGAATTACTACTTCCTGTGCTTTTTCTCTTTGATCGTCTGTCATATCTTTACCCCATTCTGAAGGGTTTAGAACTTTAGATAAATCTATATTAGTTAATGCTGCTATTGGGTCCGCCAAAAATTGTTCTGCAGCAATTTCGGTAGTAGCATCTGCCAAGGTATATGGCATAAGAGCATCTATATTTTCCTCAGCTCTACTAGAAAATTCTACAATTGCTACAGCTAAAACTGGATTATCTTTTACCGCCTCTGCAATAATTTCTAAATCTTCTGAAGCTATATTTAAATCATCTGCTAATTCTTCCTTAGCCTCTTCAGATAAATTGTTTATTGTATTTGATAATTCAGTAGCTAATTTAGCATCATTAACACCAATTAGTTTATTTAATTTATTTAACTCTTCTTCCGAAATTGGATTATCTGTGTTACCATTATCAGATGGTGGACTTACAGACTCTTCGTCAACAGGTTGTTCTTGTTCAGGCTCTTGAACTGGATCTGTATCCTCTGGCTGAGGTGAAGGCTCTTGTGAAGGCTCTGGAGATGGCTCTGGTTCAGGAGTTGGTTCTGTGTTCTCCTCATCTGTGGTATCAGAACTTGGAGAAGGATTGGGATTGTCTGGTTCAGTTTGCTCTTCATCATCAGGGAATCTTGGATCCTCTGGCGTAATAATTTCTGGTTCAACTTCTACGTCTGGCTCAGGCTCATTTGAAGGCTCTGGCTCAGGTTCATCTGAAGGTTCTGGTTGAGGAGGCAATTCTGGGTCTGTATCAACCTCTTCACCGTTGATTGCTGCAATTAAATTATTTATATCTCCAATTTCTTCTGCTAACTGTGCTGCTTCAGCAACCTCTTCTTGCTGTTGTTCTGGAGTTATTGGAGTAGGTTCTGGTGTGGGTGTTGGAGTAGGTTCTGGTGTGGGTGTTGGGCTTACAAATATATCTTCTACTGGGGCTGCTTGTAATGTTGGCGCAGAGGATGGAGATACCTGCGTTGCTCCCCATGCTTCAAGCGATACGATAGATCCGTCATGAAGTCTTACGCCTGTTCTTAAATTCTGATATTCTGGACCCTGATAACTATAAGCAACCGATATTCCACCCTCATTTGTTATTGCTACCAATATATTAACTGTACTTGGTTGTGCTCCATAATTGCCAAATGGAACCATGTTAAGATTTATTTGAAATCCGCCTTCAGAATAATATATGTCTAACCCCTGTGTTCCGCTTGCTCCAGGAAACCAGTCCATTGAATATAAAGAAATTGAAGGGGTAGATGGATAGGTATGAAATGTTCCATCTGGTTGGCCAAATGTAATTACTGAGTTTGTTGTTGCGTATACGTTTGAATATTGAACACCGTCAAAAGTTATTGATGTAGCAATTGGGATTTGATATCCAAGATCATCGCCAGAGCAGGTGTCCATAAAATGAACTGTTGGCTCTGAGTCTCCTTCATATGCAGCGGCTATTGTTTGTGCTTGTAATTGATTAACGCATGTTGCGTAAGAATTTAATGGCGTAAGGACAAGCCAGCCAAAGCCTAAAATGGCGGCTAATGATAATCTCCATGCTTTTGTCCTAGTCAACTAGATAACTCCCTATTATAAATCTTATAACAAGTTAATTATAACATGTAATTAGTTTTATTTACGATTATCTGTACTATAAAATCCAGGACCTTTTAAGTTAATGCCAAATGTACCATAAACTTTATTCATTCTGCTTCCGCACTTTTCACACATCTCTGCAGAATCAGCTTGTTCAAAAGTTTTTGTTACTTCAATATTGAAATCACATTCAATACAGGCGTACTCATATCTTGGCATTTATTCTCCTAATTATAATGAGCAGTTTTTTACAGTCATGCTCAGGACTATTCCAGTTATTTTTTGTCGCTGTCTCCCCCGACAATTACATTATACTATTTATTTAATTTTGATCGTTTTGGGCTTCTTTTCTTCGGGAATGTTACGTTCCACAAAGATGTTAAGAATACCGTCTGCCATTTCAGCACGATCCACCTCCATATACTCTCCAAGAGCAAAGGTGCGTGTGAATTTTCTTGTTGCGATACCCTTATGAAGAATCTGATTTTCTGACTCTTCGGTTTTCTCACCCTTAACAATTAAGCTTCCGTTATCTACAGAAACACTTACTTCATTCTTGCTAAATCCAGCAATTGCAAGTGCTAACTGATAGGTATCATCGTCAATCTTTACCAAATTATATGGCGGATAAGATTGATGATTAGCCTCACGATAGACATTAGAAAGACGGGTTAGATTGTCAAACCCGATAAAAAAAGGATCTCTAAAAAGATCCATGGCAAATTGAGTTACCATTATTCCTCCTTTAAGCGAATAATTAAATTAGGCCCCATTTGGCGACCTAACTATAGTATATCAAATTCTACGACCAGATTCAAGCGTAG